AATGATATGACAATTAATATAAACGGAAAAGAATATGACGAAACTAAGTTTGATGATATATTAAAAAATTACATTATAGCTAGACAAGAAATACAAAACAGCAGAATTAGAATGATTATGGAACTTGAAAAAATTGATGTTCTTACAAATTACTATAATGCTAAAATTAATGAAGAATTGAAAAAATTAGAAGAACCAAAAGAAACTAGTAAAGAATAAAAATGGCAGGTATAGCAAATTTATCAATAGATGCTGGAGCTACTTTTACAAGCGATGTATTAGTACAAAATGATGATGGTACAGCTTTTGATTTAACAGGTTATACAGCTCAAGGCAAAATGTCTCAAGGATATTCTGCCACATATCAGAGAGTATATTTTGATATTACTATCTATCAAACTGATGGAATAGTAACAATAAGTTTAGATCCTGCAACAACTGCTCAGTTAGAGGATGGCCGTTGGGTCTATGATGTAGAAATAACTAACACTGCTGACAGTACAGTAACACGTGTGGTTGAGGGTATTATTACAGTTTATCCTGGAGTAGTTTCTACTTATAATCCTTAATCAAAAAATTTATTTTTAGGTATTATTATTTCAGTATCATATTTTGAAAAATGATAATCTCCATCAGGACCGTTATCACAAAAAGGTCCTGATATTAATCTAAAACCTAAATTTTCAACGTATTTTATTACTTCATCTCTTAAAGGTGCGCCTTTGTTATATTCTACTACTTGTAATTCTAATATTAAATCTTTACAATGTTTTAAAGCTTCTTTAGATCCTTTTAAAACATCCAATTCAGCACCTTGTACATCTATTTTTATTAAGTCTGGCATAGGTAGATTTCTTGAACTTATAATACTATCTAAAGTTTTAGTTTTATATAATTTTTTATTACTTTCATTATACAATCTATTTGATTCAGAACTAATTTGTTCGTTTTCTTTATAATAACTATTTCCTCCAGGATGATAAGTGTTTTTATAAAAATTAACTTCTTTATCTGTTCTATCGCTTAGTACACCTATATGGTATTGTAAATTTTTTTCTTTGTATAAAAATTCACATTCAGACATTGCTTCAAAAACAACATATTGTGCATCTGGCCATATTGTTTTAGCTTCATTCGTCCAATGTAAAACACAAGCACCTATATCGTAAATTACTTTTGGTGATATGTTTAGATTTTTTAAATAATCTACATGTATTTGAGGTAATAATCTTTGATTTGATAAATCTTTTAATCTATCAGGTATATTCATTTCTTTTTTATTTACAGTTGGTGTATTAGGTGTACTTTCTACTTTAAAAATTGTATTACCTATATGTTCACAACGTACTGTAGTGTCGGCAAATATTTTAAATCCTTTTGTTTTAACTTTTCTGCAAAAATCAACATCTTCTGATATTGTATTTTTATGATCTATGGCTGAATAATAAACAAAATGAGGATATGATATTGATCTAAAAACTTCTCCTTTTATTAATACACAACCCATTCCACAAGCTGCTAATTCAACTAATGGAATATCTTTTATTTTTTCAAATGGTATATTTGAACAACCACCTCTATCATTATGTTCATAAACTTCTAATACATGTTCGTTTTCTTTTCTTTGTATGTAAAGGCCTGATACCATGTCTTTATTATGACTTAAAAGTTTTTTAAGTGTATCTGGTGAAAATGAAATATCACTATCTACAGAAAACAAATAATCATAATGGGTTGCCCAATGTGCTATTAAATTTCTTATTTGATCTATTTGATAACCAAAGAAAAATTGTAATTCTGTAGTATAACCATCAGGAATTTCAAGGTCATAAATGGCCTTCATAGTTTTTGTTTCTACATATTTGTTTGTTGGTATACCGATTAATATTTTTTTCATTGAGTTAATATCCTGTTTGCGTTTTTAGTTTGTTCTTCAGAGTTTACTTTATAATCATTTAAAGGATGTGTGTCATTATAGTTATAAACAATATCTTGTATCACTTTAATTTTTTCAGGTTTACATTTTTCTATAAGTGTGTAAAAAATAGAACCATCGCCTCCTGCTTTATACCAATTTCCTTTTTCATCTTTAAACATATTTTCATTTACATTTTCTAAAAGATATGCCTTAAATGTTCTTAAATGAGTGTAAGGCATGTTCCAATTAAATTTATATTGTCTATATTTTTTTTGTTTTTTTATTTTTTCTGGATAAGGTTGAGATATTAAAGGAATATTATCTACCATAGACCAACAAGAACCATAAGTAAATTCAGTAGTACCATCATAAAGATTATTATAAAAATGAAATATTTGATTATCGTTTACTAAAGAATCATCACCATCTAAAAACATTACTATGTCATCACTTTCACAAAAATTGTTTATAGTTTCAATTTGATTTCTAACAGCACCTTTATTTTCAGTATTTTTAATTACTTTCACTTTATCATTTTCATATTTTTTAGCCAACTCGTAAGTATTATCTGTAGAACAATCATCAATAACAACCATCAAATAATTATCATAATCTTGTGTAATAACAGATTCAATACATCTTTCAATATATTTAGAAGCATTATAAGTAGGTGAAATTATAACTATCTTTTGTTCTTTATTTCTAGGTAAATAATTTTCTTCATAATTATTAAATCTTCTACCAAATACTTTTTTAACCCTAGAATTAATATGACTTACTTCTTTATATTCTTCTTTTGAAAGATATGCGCCTAATTTTTTATAGATATGTTGTTTCCATTGTAATGCAATTGAATCCCAACCAACAATACCTTTTATAATATTACAAGCATACATTTTTTGTTGATGTAAATATCTATTGTTGTTTGCTTGTAAAACCATATTAACAAATATATCTTCTTGTTGTTTTTTATTAATCCATGGAAATAATCCATTTGGTTCAATTGCATAGTCCATTAAATAGCAAGCCTGTTTAACGGCCGTTTCTTCTAAAGCACCGAAACGTGTTGTAATTAAAGGAGTGTTATAAGCTAAGGATTCTAAAGTAGAAATTCCAAAAGTTTCAGGAAAAGCTCCTGGAAATAACATGAAGCTAGCCTTTGCCATTAGTTCTGCTATTTCTGATTGTTTAATAATACCTGTAAACTCTACATCTAATTTTTTATATTTTTCATCAGCAACAAGTAATCTCCATTTTTTTTCTTGTTCGTCTGGAGCTGCATTTTCTCTAAATCTATAATAACCACCAATTACTTTTAATTTTGCTTGAGGTATTTGTTGTTTAATTCTTTCCCACATATTTTCAACTAAAGGTAACATACCTTTGGTAACTGAAGCATTGTAAACATATAGATGAGGATCTTTTTGTCTAATATCAATTTCATCTTTATAGAGTACTATACCATTGCGTGTCATAAACATATGTGATTTTAAAACTTCAAAATTTCTTCTTTTACCATGATCACATGTTGTTACATAAGAAGTATGAAAATCTGAAAGAGTAAATATTTCATCCATATCTTTATGAACGATCATATCTTCAAGTAGATGATCGCCTTTAGAAAAAGTATCGTGCATCCACATTGCTTTTAATTTAGCATTTTGTTTTATTTTAGAATATCTTTGAGGTTTAAAATATTCGAATTGGTTATATAAGTGAGGTGGTAAAAAAGGTATTACTGTTCTGGAAGATATAACAACATCAAAACTAAAATCATTTTTATAATCTAATATAGTATGATCAATATATTGAACGTTATCAAATGTTCCTTCTTTTGATTCTTTATCTATACAATTATTAAATACTGTTACTTTAAAATTTTTTTTAGCTAATTCTTTTGCAAGTAAAATTACGGCTGATTCTGATCCTCCTAAACCTCTTTTTTTTAAGGTATCACCGTCATAAGTCAATCCAATAATATCAATAATAGCTATAGAAATCATTTAAATAAAGTTAAAATTATTTATAAATATACAGTAACATAATTTAATTAAAAAGTCAATAAAATAAAAGTATGCCAGTAATAAAAGGCCCTACACAACAAGTAAGAGTAACATTACCATCAAAAGGTGGGCCAGGCTATACAGGTTCTCAAGGACCACAGGGGCCACAAGGACCAATAGGTTATACAGGTTCTGCCGGAACAGGTGGAGGTGGCGGAGGATATACAGGCAGTCAAGGTTATACAGGTTCTCAAGGTTATACAGGTTCTTTAGGTTACACTGGATCAGCGGGTGCAGGATATACAGGTTCTGCCGGTACTATTGGTTATACAGGTTCTTTAGGATATACAGGATCAACAGGTGCTGGTTATACAGGTTCACAAGGTGTTACAGGATTTACAGGTTCAAAAGGTGATACAGGATCTACAGGTTATACAGGATCAGCAGGTGTCGGTTACACAGGTTCAGCTGGTGTAGGATTTACAGGATCAAAAGGTGATACAGGATCTTTAGGTTATACAGGATCAGCAGGTGTTGGATATACAGGTTCGGCTGGTGTTACAGGATTTACAGGATCAAAAGGTGATACAGGCTCAGCAGGATATACAGGATCAGCAGGTGTTGGTTATACAGGTTCTGCCGGTGTTGGATATACAGGTTCTGCTGGTATAGGATTTACAGGTTCAGCTGGCTCAGCAGGTGCTACAGGTTACACAGGTTCGGCTGGTTTAACAGGAGATATAGGTTATACTGGTTCAGCCGGCGTTACAGGATTTACCGGTTCAGTTGGCTCAGCAGGCGCTACAGGATTTACCGGTTCAGCTGGTGCTGGATTTACTGGATCAGCTGGAACTACAGGATTTACCGGTTCAGCAGGTGCTGATGGTGCTACAGGATTTA